CGCCGACGGCGCTATCCGATCGGGCAAGACCTTTGCCATGAGTTTTTCTTTTGTCCAGTGGGCTATGACCTGCTACAGCGGCCAGCAGTTTGCCATGTGCGGCAAGACCATTGCCAGCTTCCGGCGCAATGTGCTGGGCACGCTCAAGCAGCAGCTTGCGGCCCGTGGCTACAACGTCAAGGAGCATCGGGCAGAAAACTGCATGACCGTAAGCAAAGGCGGCAGAATCAACGAGTTTTACTTTTTCGGCGGCAAGGACGAGAGCAGCCAGGACCTGATCCAGGGAATCACACTTGCCGGGGCATTCTTCGACGAGGTGGCGCTGATGCCGCAGAGCTTTGTCAATCAGGCCACGGCCCGCTGCTCTGTCACCGGGTCAAAGTTCTGGTTCAACTGCAACCCGGGCAGCCCGCAGCATTGGTTTTATCTGGAATGGGTGCGCAAGTGCCGTTCCCGCAAGATGATGTATCTCCACTTTACGATGGACGACAACTTGTCACTTTCCGAGGACATCAAGGCCAGATACCGCAGCCAGTACAGCGGCGTTTTCTATCAGCGCTACATTCTGGGCCTGTGGACGGTGGCCGAGGGCCTTGTTTATGACATGTTCGACCGCAAGAAGCACGTTGTTGATGTGCTGCCGGAGCTGTCTCCAAAGAGCGCCTATGTGGCGTGCGACTTTGGCACCCAGAACGCAACGGTTTTTTTGCTATTCCAGAAGCAGGCAGATGCAGACTGCTGGATCGTCACCCAAGAGTACTACTACAGCGGCCGGGAACAGAAGCGGCAAAAGACCGTGGGCGAGTACGTCACAGACCTCAAGGCGTGGCTGAACGGACTCAAGCCGGAGAGGATCATCGTTGACCCCTCTGCTCTGCCCCTGATTACAGAGCTGCGCAAGAACGGCTTTACACAGACCCCCGCAAACAACGACGTTCTGAGCGGCATTTTGGACGTGCAGACCATGCTGCAGACCGGGCGGCTGAAGATCTACAAAGACTGCAAGCACACGCTGGAAGAGTTTGGCGTGTACGCTTGGGATCCAGATAAAGACGACACCGTGCTGAAGGTCAACGACCACTGCATGGACGCTATCCGCTACTTTGTGCGCACGAAGCGCCTTGTGAAACTGAGGGATTGATTTTGAGCACTGTATACACATTCCAGACCTTCCAGCAGGCGAAAGCCGCCGGGGAACAGCCTGATTTTGTCCGGCGGTTCGTGCAGCAGCACTGCGCTTCCGGACCGTATAAGATGGCGCTGGATGCCGACCTGTACGACGCACAGAAAAACCCGGGGGCTGAACGCTTCGCACAGGCTTACGCTTTAATGTTGAAACGCCTGTCCAAAAACACCAAGCAGGACACCCCACGCCCTGCTATGGTCAAGAGCAATCTTTTCCGGCGGCTCAACAAACAGCGGGCGACCTACTCCCTCGGCAACGGCGTGGTCTTTGCGGACGATGGCGTGGACAAGGGAAAGCTTGGACAGAACTTTGACGAGCAGATCCAGAAGGCCGGATATTTCGCCCTGATCCACGGCGAGAGCTTTGGCTTCTGGAACAACGACCATCTGGTGGTTTTCAAGCTGACCGAGTTCGCGCCCCTGTACGATGAAAAAACAGGCCTTTTGCAGGCAGGCGTGCGCTTCTGGCGGCTGAACCCGGACACGGATATGCACTATATCCTGTACGAGCTGGACGGCTTTACCGAGTACACGGAAAGCAAAATCGGCAGCACGATGCAGGAGACCGTGCCGAAGCAGGCATACAAGAGCGTGACCGTCACCACACCCGGCGGCGGGTTGGAAAGCGTAGAGGGCGAAAACTACAGTGCTCTTCCCATTGTGCCGCTGTGGGGCTCAGACCTGCACCAGAGCACCCTTGTGGGGCTGAAAGCCTACATTGACAACACCGATCTGGTGATGTCCGGCTTCTGCAATGACTTGCATGACTTTTCGCAGATCTACTGGCTGTGCGAGAACTTCAACGGCATGACCGATGATGAACTGCAAGAGTTCCTTGTCAAGCTAAATCTGTACCACATCGCAGGCGCAGACACCAGCGAGGGCGGCAAGATCACCCCCTACACCACCGAGATCCCTGTGACGGCCCGGCAGGCTCTTTTGGAGCTGCTCCACACCCGGGTGTATGAGGACTTCGGCGGTCTGGATGTGCATTGCGTGAGCGCGGACAGCACCAACGACCATTTGGATGCAGCCTATGAACCGCTGAACCAGAACGCGGACGACTTTGAGGCTCAGGTCAAGCCGTTTATCCGGCAGATCTGCGCACTGGCTGGCTTTGACAACGCTATGCCAGCATTCAACCGCAGCAAGATCACCAACACAGCTGAACAGGTCGCAACGGTGATTTCTGAGGCGCCGATCATCGGGCAGGACGTGGCCATTGACCTGCTGCCAAACCTGACCCCGGAGCAAAAGGAAAAGGCCCGGGCGGCGCTGATGGCTGAGAGCGCGGCGAGAGAAACAACGGAGGAGGACAATAATGATGAGTAAGAATGAAGACTACCCGCTTGTTCAGGCTTTTATTAACGCACTGAACGCAAAATCTCAGGACGAAATTGAAAAACAGGCCGAAATTATGCATGACCTAGTGTTTCGAGACCGCTATAGCGGAAGAGACGACCATGAAACAAACCGACCGTGACCGCATCTCTACCCGCCAGCTGAACCGCCTGCGCCGCCGCATCCTCCGCGTATACGGCACTGCCCGCCGGGAGATGACCGAGCAGCTCACCGAGTTTCTTGCAAAGTATAAGCAACTAGACGAACGCAAGCGGGCGCAGCTGGATGCAGGCGAGATCACCGAGGAAGACTATCGCATCTGGCTGCAAAATCAGGTTTTTCAATCCGATTTGATGCGGGCCAAGCTGGACGGCATCACCCAAACATGCACCACGGCCCAGCAGACGGCCTACAAGCTGGCCCGGGACGAGCAATACAACATCTTTTCCTTTGGCGCAAACTGGGCGTTCTACGAGCTGGAACAGGCCGCAGGCGTGGCGTTCGGGTTGACCTTGTACAATACCGAAGCGGTCAAGCTCCTGCTGAAGGAAAACCCCCGCATGGTGCCCAACAAGCGCATCAAGAGCGAGAGCAACCGCACCTATGACGCCCGGGTGTTCAACCGCTACGTCATGCAGGGCATCGTGCAGGGTAAGAGCGTCCACGACATCGCCGTGCAGGCCGTAAACGGCATGGCAGACACGGAGATTCACTGGGCCATGAACAACGCCATCACAGCCATTACCAGCGCCCAGAACGCCGGGGCATTGCAGCAGATGCACAACGCCCAGGCTTTGGGCATCGAGGTCAAAAAGCGCTGGAACTCCACCCACGACTACCGCACCCGTGAGATGCACCGCCTGCTTGACCAGCAGACGGCAGAGCTTGACGAGCCGTTCAAGGTCATGGGCTACGAGATTCAGCGCCCCGGAGACCCCAACGCGGCGCCGGAAATGGTTTACCACTGCCGCTGTGTGCTTTCCTCTGCACTGGGAAAGTACCCCCGGCAGAACGCCATGCAGCGGGACAACGTGACAAAAGAGGTCACGCCTGTCATGGATTACACCGAGTGGTATAAATCCAAGGGCGGCACAGAAGCCGAGCAAATGTGGCGGGCGGAAGAGCGAAAGCGAAGAAAGGAGAGTTCCAAAAATGAGTAAACGAGGCTCTGGTAGTTCTACAAGGGCGAGCAGCGAGAAGACTACGCTTGATGAATTTCTCGCAAAACGTGGTTTAAGTTCGCCCATCAGCGATTACATGGACGATAAGATGCGCATTCCTCACGGCCTGACACGCCGCCAAACGGAAAAAATGCAAAGGGAAGCCCACGAGGCCGCTGCACAGTATTCCGCAAGGCGAGAGTCTGCTATTGCAGAATACAAAGCGGGCGTTGCGTCTGGCACAATCAGAGAAAAGAGCCGTGTTGAAGTTTTGATGGGCAAAGCGAAAGGGCATCCTGACAATCCTTCCACACAGGCAGCACGCCGTGCGCTGGAAAAACGTGGTTACAACTGGAAAACAGGACGAAAGCTCAAGAAAAAGTAAGGTTTTGAGGGATGAACTATGATCTTTCCGATGGAAAACACCGAGAAAATGATTTTTCCGGGCGTGGGCAAGTATGGAATCCCTGAAATCAAGCCGGAAACGGACATCCGCATTGACAAGCTGGAATGGATTCCGGTCAATTATGCGCTGACAGCCAAAGACAAGGCTACAAAAGGCGTGCACTTTTACAAGGACGACTACCAGTTTGAACGGTTCTGGAACAACCCTGACAAATACATTTCCCTTTTGCAACAGTTCGGGGCGGTGTGTTCGCCGGATTTTTCGCTTTACAGCGATATGCCGCTTGCGGTGCAGCTTTTCATGCACTACAAAAAGCACTGGCTGGCGGCATACTGGCAGGCGCACGGCATCCACGTCATTCCAACGCTCTGCTGGTGCGGCGAGCAAAGTTATGACTGGTGTTTTGACGGTGAGCCCAGAAACGCCATCGTGAGCATTTCGAGCCACGGCACACAATCTGACCCATACGAAGCAGAGTGCTTTGCCAAACACTGCCGCAAGGCGCTGGAAGTGCTGCAACCGAGCGGCATCTTGTGGTATGGCAAATGCCCGGCGGAGTTCGACTGGAACGTGACCAAAATTAAGCCATTTCAATACGAAAGGAGGAACTATCGTGAGTAAAAGAGGTTCGGGCAGCTCTGCGAGAGCGGGCGGATTTGAAGTGGTTATTCAAGGGAAAAAGCAAACTTATTTTAGAGCAGCTGGAGGAGAATACAGAAACCTACAAGATCCAAGTCGTGTTATTTCTTCTCAAGTGGCTCAAAAGCTTTTTGAGAGCAATAAAGTGTCACCTGTGCCAAAATCAAAAATGGATGAAATAAAGAAAAGGCGACAAAAAGAAATAGACAGAAAGCCGGACTATGAGCTAGGAATAGGAGTTCCCGGCGGAAACAAAGACAACCGAAAGGCAGCAAGAAATAGTAGACTTGCGGCGAGGGCGAGTAGGAGAAGAAGATGAGCCAATAAAATGAAATTTGACTACGACATCAAATTCACCGACAACACCCCGCAGCTGCATGAGGCTCTGGACTCATGGGCGGAGCGGGTGCTGACCATCTGGGGCATGAAGGTGCAGGACTATGCGCAGCTGCTGGTTCCTACCGGCACGGAGGAAAGCACTGGCATACAGGGCTATGTGGGCGGTGCGCTCAAGCAGAGCCTGACCTACGCCCTCGACCTTGCAAAAAAGACCGTGACTATCGGCAGCAACCTGTTTTACAGCGTCTATGTGGAGTTGGGAACGGGTATCTTTGCCGAGAAGGGCAACGGACGAAAAACGCCGTGGGTCTGGAAGGACTTCAACGGCAAGTGGCACTTTACCCGGGGCATGAAAGCCCGCCCGTTTCTCCGCCCGGCGGTGGAAAATCACATTGACGAGCTGCGAGAGATTGCGGTGAAAGAAGGGAACAAGGAGGCGTAATTTATGAATTTGGAGAAAATGTTCAAAACACCAAAAGAAAAGTTCCTGCCCGATGATGTGAAAACTGCGCACTGCGAGGCAGAAGACCTTTTCCTTGAGCTTGCAACGCAGCTTGACGCACTTCCTGAAAGCCGAGAAAAAAGTCTGTGCATGACAAAATTACAGGAAGCGAAGTTTTGGGCGGTCGAATGTATCACCAAAGTTGCACGCAAAAACTAAATACTCAGCGGTTGGCGCAATGCGTCAGCCGCTTTTCTATGCCGCTTTCGCACAACTGGCAGTGCTCCCGGCTCATAACCGGGTAGTTGCAGGTTCGAGCCCTGCAAGCGGCACCACACCGGCAGCACGTCCGGCAAATAAACCTTATTGCCAAGCATGGCAGCCCGAGCAAGGGCAGAAAGGACTATCACATGGCACTCAAAAGAGCTGACATCCGCACGATTCTGGAGAACCCCGAAACCTCCAACGATGACAAGGTCGAAGCCATTCTGGACACCCTGCACAAGGAGACGGACGGACTCAGAAATCAGCTGGATGAAGAAAAAACAGCCCGCACACAGGCCGAGAAGGACCGGGATGCAGCCAACAGCGGCAAGGAAGCCGCCGAAAAGTCCCTGACCGACTACAAGGCCCAGCAGACCCAGAAGGACACCCGGGCCACGAAAGCAGCGGCATACAAGCAGCTGCTGAAGGACAATGGTGTGCTGGAAAAGCACTTTGACCGCGTTGTAAAAATGACCGGCGCAGACATCGACGCTTTGGAGCTGGACGAAAACGGCAAGGTCAAGGACGCAAAGAAGTTCATGGACAGCCAGAAAGACGTATGGGGCGACTTTGTGGCCACGACCACGACCACCGGCGCAAAGGTGGACACCCCGCCCACCAACACCGGCTCCAAAATGACCAAAGACCAAATTTTTGCGATCAAGGACGCTGGCGAACGCCAGGCGGCCATCGCAGCAAATGCCGACCTGTTCACAGGCGGCGGAAAGGACTAATACATGGCAGCAAAAGAAAATATCACCATGACCACCGATATCACCGTAGCCGCGCGTGAAATCGACTTTGTGACCCGTTTCCAGCGCAACTGGGACCATCTGCGCACCATTCTGGGCATCATGCGCCCCATCCGGATGCAGCCTGGCACCGTGCTCAAGAGCAAGTATGCACAGGGCACCCTGCAGAGCGGCACCGTGGGCGAGGGCGAAGAGATCCCGTTCAGCAAGTACACCGTCAAGGAGAAGGAGTACGGCAAGATCACCATCGACAAGTACGGCAAGTCTGTCACCCTTGAGGCGATCCAGAATTACGGCTACGATGTCGCCGTGCAGAAGACCGATGATGAGTTCCTGTACGACCTGACCGCTCTGGTAACGGATAAGTTCTACAAGTTCCTGAACACCGGCACCCTGAAGGGCACTCCCAAGACCTTTCAGATGGCGCTGGCACATGCCAAGGGCGCGGTCGAGAACAAGTTCAAGACCATGCATCGCACCGTGACCGGCGTTGTTGGCTTTGTCAACGTGATGGACGTGTACGACTATCTGGGCAATGCCAATATCACCGTGCAGAACCAGTTCGGCTTCCAGTATATCAAGGACTTCATGGGCTACAACACCATCTTCCTGCTGTCCGACAGTGAGATTGCGAAGGGAAAGGTTATTGCCACCCCGGTAGACAACATCGTCATGTACTATGTGGATCCTGCGGATAGCGAGTTTGCCCGCGCAGGTCTGGTCTACCGGACCGCAGGCGAGGCAAGCAACCTCATCGGCTTCCACACTCAGGCAAACTACAGCACCGCAACCTCCGAGAGCTACGCCATTATGGGCGTGACCCTGTTTGCTGAGTATCTGGACGGTATCGCTGTCGAGACCATTACCCCGGGCGAGTAATCGCCCCTTTGTAAGGAGGACGCCCCATGACTGTACCGGAGCTGTGCGTCTACACGCACAATTTCTTTGACCGGGCGGACGACCCCATTGCTGGGGAGTTTGCCTTTGAGCCGGATACTGTGCCCGCCGGGGTAGTGCCGGGGCAGTATTTCCTCGTGTGCGGATCCATCTTCAACGATGGCGTGCACAAGGCCGGGGACGGCGATTTGACCGCCGAGACCTTCACCGGGACGGTGCAGCCTATGCGCGTGCCGCCTGCTTTTGCTGCACTGGCGCAGAAGATCACCGAGTATGACGCGGCACTGCCCGGCGGTGGCCTGTACGCCAACCAGAGCTTTGCCGGATGGTCCGGTACGCTGGCCACCGGTTCAGACGGCCTTCCCGCAGACGGCAAGACCCGCTATAAATCAGAGATCAACCAGTGGAGGAAGATGTGACATGGTCAATCCGTTCGCTGCATCCACCGTGATGCAGAGCTTTACCAAAAAATACCGCTTTCAGACCCGCAGTTATGAGCCGGACGGTGTGGGCGGCTTTGTGTCCGGCTGGCAGGACGGCCCGGAGTTTGAGGCCGTGGAGCGCCACGACACCACCGTGGAAGCTCAGGTGGCAGAGCAGGCCGACACGGCATCTACTTACACGCTGCTTGTTGGCACCGGTGTGCCGCTGGCTTTCCCGGACTACATCAAGCGGGTAAGTGATGGGCAGACCTTCCAGATCACCAGCACGGCAGATGAGGGCAAAGCCCCGCCGGAATCCGGCATGGGACTGCGGGCTGTCAAGTGCAAAAAGGCGGTGCTGCCGTGATGGGCCCGTCTGAGAGCATCAACCGGGCGCTGAACACGTTTTTCAACGATTTTGGCATCCCGGGCTATCTGGAAGATAACATCTCTCCTGCCGCTTCACTGCCCTATCTGACCTACAAGCCCACCATCCCCGGCGGGTGGAACGAAACAGCATCCTTCCACGCCCGGCTGTGGTACCCAAGCAAGGGCGGCAGGGCCCCCATCCTGCAAACCGAAGATACGATCAGCGCGGCCCTCGAGGACAGCATAACGCTTTCCTGCGAGGGCGGCGCTATTCTTTTGCAAAAAGGCACCCCGTGGGCACAGCCCCTCGACAACCCGCCTGAAGGGTATCTGTGCGAATATCTCAATTTTGAAATCACGCAATTTTGCGAGTAAGGAGCAATATGGCAAGAAAATTTTCCAAAATTTCGCAGGAAGCGTTCAAGTCCATGCAGTTCAATGCCGGAATTGTGGTCAACAAGTTTGACCCGTCCGGCACGACCGAAATCCAGGATGCAGACATCATCACTGCCACCACCGGCGGCATCACTGCGACCTGCAAGGCAAACTTCACGGATCTGGGCGAGGACGTGGACAACGCCCAAAAGAACACCGCAGAGCTGATGCAGATCGAGGACTACGACTGCACGCTGGCCTTTACGGCCCTGAATGCCACAACGGACGTTATCAAGCTGGCACTTGGTGCAGCCGATGTGGCAGAAAAGAAGGTCACGCCCCGCATGACGCTGGATCCGGCGGAAAGCACCGGCGACTTTAAGGACATCTGGTGGGTCGGTGACACCATTGACGGTGGCTATGTGGCTGTACGTCTGATGAACGCACTGTCCACCGGCGGTTTGACCCTCAAGACCACCGACAAGGGCAAGGGAAACATCTCCGTCACCCTCACCGGCTGCCCCCGGCTGGGCAGCGATGTGGTGCCGATGGAGTTTTACTACAGCCCCAAGGCGGCAGCGTAATAAGGAGGACGACCCATGAAAACCCTGAACCAGATGGACGAAACCGAGTTTCTGCGCCGCTGCTGGCTGATCGCCGACGCTGTGTCTGACCTTCTGCAGAAATCCAAAGTCAACGAGCTGCGCAAGGTGCTTCCCATGCTGACCGGCAAGGAAACCCCGGAAGAGCTGGCGCAGAAAAAGGATGAGCAGGCCAAGAAGAACATCAAGGCCATGGCAAAGAGCCTGCTTTTCGACAACGCAGAGGGCACTGCAAAGCTGCTGCCGCTGCTGTATGAGCCGGACGTGGACGAGGATGGCAACCCCGAAACCATGACCCCGTTCAAGACCCTGCGCGTCATCACCGCCACCGTGGAGGATAAGGATGTGCTGGATTTTTTGTCCTCGTTGGTGAGGTTGGCGCAGACGGATATCGGCGCTTAACCTCCACCATTCGGCTGGATATGCTGCGGCTGATCGGCAAACCGTACATTGCGCAGCACTGCATTACAGCTCTGCGGCAGGAGCAAATCGCACTCAGCTACCGGGCATATATGACCGACGCACTGGCCGTTCTGGCTGGTGAGCAAGAGCGTTGGTATGACAGTGTAGAGAGCCTTGTGGACAGCAGGCCGAAACCGCAGCAATCCCCGGAAGAAATCAAGACCCGCATTCTGAACGGCCTGAGAGGAGGTGAAACAACCTGAAACTTTTTGAATTGATCGCCACCCTCGGGCTGGACGACAGCGCCTACCGGCAAGGCGTGGAAGAGGCAAAGTCTCAGACTAGGGACGCCGTCTCCACCATGATGAAGGATTATAATCGGCTGTACAGCGAGGTCATTCACTTTACGGCAGCCTACCAGAAATCACGGAGAGAGACCGGGGAAGCCTCCAAAGAAACTAAGGAATTTGCCCAGAAGCTGAAAGAAGCTCAGGCCCAACTCAATACCACGGCACAGGGACTGAAAACTGCGGAAGGGTACATGAACAGCTTTGGGGACGCCACATCGGGGTCTAGCAAGTCTCTGGCCGGTGCTATTGCACAAGGCACGATCATGGCGGGCCTTTTCTCAAAACTCAGCTCTGCCGCTCTTGCCGCTGCGAAAAGTTTCATTCAGTCTGGCATCGACTACAACGCCCAGATCGAGAGTTACACTGTTGGGTTTACCAATATGCTTGGCAGCGCAGAAGCTGCACAACAAGCTATGGCAAAGATTCAGGAGGACGCCGCCCGCACCCCGTTCAACGTCGAAGCTCTGACGCAGGCAAATCAGCTGCTTATCAGCGCGGGCGAAAACGCCGGGTATTCCGAAAAGGTCATTCTGGCACTTGGCAACGCGGTCAATGCGGCAGGCGGCGGCAATGCGGAACTGTCCCGCATGGCGCAGAACCTGCAGCAGATCGCCAACGTTGGAAAGGCTGCAAGCATTGACATCAAGCAGTTTGCCTATGCAGGCATCAACATCTATCAGGTTCTGGCCGACTATACCGGTAAATCGGTGCAGGAAGTCCAGAACATGACCATCAGTTATGACCTGCTGTCTCAGGCTCTTATCGCAGCCAGCGAAGAGGGCGGGCGCTACTACGGTGCTATGGAGACACAGAGCCAGACCATGAATGGGCGCATGTCTACCCTGCAGGACAATGTAAAGCAGCTGGCGGGATTGCTGACCGGCGATTTATCCAGCGGCGCCGGCGTTGTAATCGGCAATCTGAACGACATGCTCGTCGCAGCACAGGAAGCTTACAAAACGGACGGCTGGATTGGTCTCGCAGGCGCGATTACCGGCCTGACAGAGCCTATCAACACGGCAAAAAACGCTTTCAAGGACTTCGCAAGCAAAGCCACCACATGGCTGGATCAGCTGAGCTATAAGCTCAACCGTTTTCTCGGAAAAGCAGCCACGGCTGACTTTGATACTTACGAAGAGTACGCGGATGCAAATAACCGGCAGAGCAACCGTAACAGGTTGCGGCAAAACGCCTTAAAAGGCGTTGGCATCAGCAATAGGAGCTGGTCCCAGCGTCAGGCGG